GTAACAATTTGTGAGAAAGGAATAAACCCAGAAGCAAAGTTTGACATTTTAAAAGAGGAGAAGAGCGATATGACTGAGAGATTGGAAAAAGCGTTGGAAGAACTTAACGGCCTGATGAAGGAAGTTAATAACTTGAAGAAAGAAGGTGAGGATGAACCCGCACCCGATGTTGAAGAGGAAGTAGAAAACATGGAGGGTGAAGAAGCCCCCGTTGTTGAAACTGAATCTGAAGAAGAATAAGCGGAGTATTCCGATTGGGAATCTCCTGAAAAAATGCGAACAGGGCCTGAAGGCCCAGTTGAACATGGTTATGGTGAAGATTTAGCCGCAGGGAAGAAACATTCTCAAGCAGGCCAAATTGGACAACTATACAAGGAATGGAATAATGAAGATTTTTCTACCCTTAACCTAAGCCATGAAAATGTTGAGAAGGCTTACGAAGCATTCAAGGCAGAACAACTGGAAAAGATGGCTTATGATACACTAAAGGAACAATTTGCTGAGAGGTTTACTTCTGAGCAATCTGTCAGAAAGGCAGATGTTGTCCGAAATGCGTATGATGCAAAGAATGAAGTTGAATCCTTGAAGGATGAGTTTGCCTCATTAAGGAAGAGTCTTGAAGAGCAGTCTGATATTGTGAAGGCTACTACAGAAGTGTCTCTACCTAATATTGATGTAGCAGATATGTCTTGGGGAGATATTCATAACTTTATTGGACAATATGAGGAGTGATAAAAGATGAGTGGATATATTAAGAGTATGAAAGATTTAGAAGCCGCATCCTATGGAATTAGGGGCGGTTCTGGTAATGCTTTGTTAAAGTCGCAAGGTGTAGTTGGTGGTCTTGTAGGAATTGCGGGAGCATCGCATGATGCTTCAACTGCTTTCCTAACAAGCAATTCTTCTATTGCTGACTTATACAATGTAGTTTACGGACAGAAAGTTTGGTCAATGCTTAACCAAGAGGCTAATGCATTGGCTATGTTAGCAAAGAGGCCATATACATCTAGTGGATGGCGCATTCTTAAGAATAGGGCTGCTGGTGGAAATGATAACGCATTTACATTGGCTGCTGGTGCTGTTGGTGCTGATGACCCAAGAGCAGATAGGCTTGGTGGTGTTCAGGAGAACCAAACAATTGGTTCAGGTGATTTATTAGCAATCACTCCAGAATACACTAAGTTATGGACTAGCCCGAAGACTGTGGCTCATTTGTTTGAGTTCTCAGAATTGGCTCTAGAGATGGCTAAGATTGATGATGGCGTAGGTGATATTCGTGCCTTAATTCGTGAGGATATGGGTAAGCATCACGCTGAAGTGCAGAATGTTATGTTACTAATGCCTTTGGAGAGGTATGATGAAAATACCACCAGAGATAACTTGGGTCGTGGATATACTTCACTAACAAAGGTAGTATCATCATATGGAGAGATGACTGAAATGCGAGATAATTCTATGCTTGCTACATCTTCTGGAACAATACCAACAACAATGACTAACTTGTTTGGAACAACCAGAACATCAAGCACAGGATTTATGGATGCAGAAGTGGACTTTGGTGTAGGATATGGAGCATTAGAAGCAAGGGTTTTAACCCTAACTATCATTAATGATATGCTAAGGAAACTCCGTGAAGCCGGTGGTTCACCGAAGGTTATCTTAACTGGATATGATACTATTCAGCATCTAGGTGACTTATTACAAGCACAGGAAAGGTTCCTTGACCGTAAGGAAGTTATACCTACCCATAATGGTGTAAGAGGAGTGAAGGGTTCAGAAGTTGGCTTTAGGGTCGCTACTTACTACGACATACCTATTATCCCATGTAAGGATATGCCTAAGACCGGAAGCCATGCAACTGCTACTGAGAAGTTAAGTGACTTATTAATACTTGATACAGACCATCTGTGGTTAAGTGTTATGAAGCCTACACAATACTTCGAGGATGGTATTGACCATGGAAATCCATTTGGTGTTAACAAACTGGGTAATCAGGCAATGTATCGAACCGTTGCTGAAACCGGTTGTTCCTTCTTTAAGGGACAAGGTAAGATAACTAACCTAAAGGTAGCGTGAGGTTGATTAAAGATGGCATTAGAATATAGCGTAACATTGCTTGCTGACCATAAAGGGCAAAAACTGCCTAAAGCAGTTGGCGATGAATATGTTGTAGATGCAATCATAGATGTTACTAAGACTGTTGAATTAGGTTCAGTTATACCTGCTTCTGCACTTGGTTTATCAACTATACATGCAGTCTGTATTACGGGTAATGATAATCCCAATAATAGCACTAATGATATAGCCATTAAGGTCGAATGTTCAGAGACTGGGGCTTATGAGAGTTCAACATCGTTTGCTCTTATGCACACCACTATGTCGTCAGGCACTAAATTAACGGCTGACGCTAATGGTGGAAGTGTTAGAGTTAGGGCTTGGGGAAACCTTTGATTTTGTTGTGGCCTTTGGCCCCTCTTAATGAGGGGTCATTGGTCACTCATAGGTGATAACATGG